ATGTTAATGTCAATGGTGTAGTTGGCACTATGGTTGATTATGGAGCAGGTGGAACGGTTTTTAATGGTGCCACCTTTGACGGTAGATTGCTGACAGGGGTGGCGAATAAAGGATTTATATTAAGAGGAATTGGTAGGTATCTAAACCTGAAAAACAGTGGTTATGGATACAAAGGAATAGTAGATGGTGGGCTAAAGCTTATAAATGCATATGGCTACAGTACTAGTTTTAAATCCGCACCTGATGTCGGATTTGTACTATCAAGGTCTATAAATCTTACTCCTTTTAGGCAACTGAAAGTTGGATTTAGGTTTCTTCGTTTCTCAGGTGATGGAACACCATCACAGCCTGCAAGAATTATATTAGAGTTGGGTGTAACTCCGATAAGTCAGGCAGGAGGTGAGTCTTACAGCAATGAAAGTGATACGATTTTAAAGGATATTGGACAACGGTCTAATGAAATATCGCATGGGATGACATCTACTAGAGTGGGAGCAGGAAATCAAAGCGACCAAGCACAGCAGTATTTGACATTAGATGTTTCAGCAAGTCAAGGTCATCACTTTGTATACATTATGCTTGGGTATATTGAGCATGAGTATTCAAATGGCAGTGTATATGCTGAAGTAATAATTAACCATATAGAATTGATAAATTAGGAGATTAGGATGAGTAAATTGATATTGAAAGATAAGACAGAGATAGAGCTTACTACACATTACGGCGACACTTTTGTCACAGTGATAGATAACTTTGCAAAGCTTGATGAGCTTAAGGACAAGCTTACAGATGCAAATACTGTAATCATGACAGTACAAAGTGATGGCAGTGAGGAGACTGTAACAGGCCTAAAGCTGCAGGGTATCACTATAAATTTTGTAAAGGATGAGACAGGAGTAATTTCTCAGATACAGGCATTACTCATGTTCAGGGCAATGGACAAAGTAGAGCAGGTAGAGTCCACCTTAACAGGTCGTATAGACGCCTTATCAAATATGGTAGCAGAGCTTATGGGAAGCGAGGAAGGAGAAGGAAATGAGCAGTAAAAGAAAGTTAAAAGTGTATGTGAGATTCTATGCATCAAGGATTAAATACGGCCTTATGACACTTGATGAGGTGCCGGCTAAATATAAAGAAGCGGTAGAAGAGTTCATGAAGACTGATGAGTACTTGATGATGTAGCTTGATAACTAAAAAAGCTGTATTGATAACAAAAAAGGATATTTTGATAACAGAAAGAGGGAGATAATCCCTCTTTTTATATTATGCTGAAGAAATTATTTTTTTGAAAGGAAGGAAAAAAGATGAAAAACGGATATGTTGAAAGATGGGCAAAGGCAGCAGCGGTTAGAGCACTTAAGACAATGGCACAGACAGCTGTGGCAACGGTGGGAACAAGTACAATAATTGCCACAGTTGACTGGAAAGTGGTTGCAAGTGCATCTGTAGTAGCAGGAGTTTTATCACTGCTTACAAGTGTTGCAGGACTGCCTGAAGTGGAGGAATAGAGAGGGCTTAGGCTCTCTTTTTTGATGCAAGAAAGGATAAAAGGATATGATTAAAATTGGACAGGCAAGCAGAGACGAAAGAGGCAGGTACAGCGGTGGTATGGCAGGAGACCAGGATGGAAGAGAGGTCTTAATCCGCGAGTGGTACAACCGCCCGTGGAACAAAGTTTTAAGAGCAAAGAATCCGAGTATAGCAGAGAAGATAGCCGCAGCTATGGAGGATGCGTGTAGAAACGACAATATTGGATATGATCAGTATGAGCGAACTACTTTATACGACCTCTGTAAAGCAAATGGATGGAATATAAAAGCTGTAAATAAACCATGTGAGACTGACTGCTCTGCACTGGTTTCAGTTTGTGTAAATGTGGCAGGAGTGAGATTATCGGGAAGTATCTATACCGGAAATGAATCTGCCGCCCTTTTAAAGACAGGTGAGTTTGAATTGCTTGATGCGCCTAAGTATCTTACGACTGATGAGTATTTACGAAGAGGAGATATTCTTTTGTATGAATTTCACCATACTGCTATTGCACTTGAAAATGGAAAGAAGGCTGAGAAGACTAAGCCTTCACAGGTAGAGTATCCGCTAGGCTGGAATGTTTCTAGCGACGGTCAGTGGTGGTATGCCGACACGCCACACAGTCGCATAGTAGGCCGATGGGCATATATCAACGGCAGGTGGTATGTATTCGACCAAAAAGGCTCTATGATTAAGGGCTGGTTTAAGCAAGGGGATGACTGGTATTATATGAATTCGCTGGATGGAGCTATGCTCAGCGGTCAATGGATAGATGTAGATGGAATGTCTTTTTATCTTACGAAATCAGGAGTTATGGCAATAAATGCATATATAAAAGCGGATGGTAAGGATCTGTATTATTGGGTTGACGCTGATGGCAAGTATCAGAAAGAGTATGATACTTCTACCCCTGATTTAGATAAGTACGATTTAGCAGAGTAGGAATAATAAGAAAGGATGATTAAAATGAGAGCAAATATTTTATATTCGGTGATTGGAGCAGTAGGAGGATTTGTAGCAATGGCTTTCGGCGGATGGAGTGAGGCTTTAATCACTCTGATTGTATTTATGGCAGTAGATTATGTGACAGGTCTTGCAGTCGCAGGCATATTTAAGAAAAGCAAGAAAAGTGAGAATGGTGCGCTTGAGTCAAGAGCGGGATTTAAAGGTTTATGCCGCAAAGGCGTTGCACTACTTATAGTACTTGTAGCAGTAAGACTTGATATCATAATGCATACAACATACATAAAAGATGCAGTTATCATAGCATTTGTAGCAAATGAAAGCATTTCTATAATCGAGAATGCCGGGCTGATGGGTGTGCCGGTACCGGGAGTAATTGCAAAGGCTATTGATGTATTAAGAAAAGATTCTGACAGTGTAAAGAGTGAAGGTTGATATTTTAGACTTTGCAAAATGAAAAAGTTATAGTTCAAAGAGTAGGCAAGAGAGTCACATCTCTTGCCTTATTTTTATTTTCTCATAAGTTTTTCTTTTAGGTCGCCTGGCTGTAGGCCTGTGAAGGAGGCAAGAACATCAATTTTGAATTTTATCATGTCTATCCCTATATCTTAGAAATATAAATGTAGGTCCTGTAGGTGTGCCGGTACGACCGGTATACTGGATTATCGCCGGCTATTTTTCAGACTTTTTTTACTTTTCTTGAATTGTGCTTTTGAATTAAAATCTTTTGTACTTTTTTGAAAGTGTCGGTTGATATAATACTTTCATGCGATCCTGATTTTTCTTCTTTTTTAAATCGTATATATCCTGTATAAGTCTTATTTTTTAACATTACCTTTACTGAGTTTGCGGAAAATTCTTTACCTCTTTTTCCTCTATAGCCGGCTGAATTGAGTGTCCTTGCCGTCTCAGATAGATTGTGCGTTTCTAAATATGTTGCAAAGCATAATTTAACACAATCGGCTTCTTTTTGTATTATTTGTAATTTAGTATCCTTCTTGACGTAACCTTTTAAAAATGAAGGAGTATATTTATCTTGCTTGAATTGTTCTGTAAGTGCAAAACTTACTCTTTCACTTGTAAGCTCTCTTTCCAACTGTGCAAAGACTCCTAAAATACCTATTATTGCACGTCCAAAAGGAGTAGATGTATCAAATGCCTCAGTGTATGATACAAGATCAATATCTAAGTTGTTTAGTGTGTTTACAGTCTGGTATAAATCGGATACGCTTCTTGTGAACCTGCTTAACGCCCAGAACAGAACTATATCAAATTTTTTCTCTAATGCATCTGCCATAAGCTCTTGAACTGCAGGCCTATGAACCATGTCTTTAGCACTTATACCCTCGTCTGCATAAAGTTTATAGATAGAATAACCTTTTTCGGAGCAGTAGTTTCTCAGCGTTCTCTCCTGAGCGGCTAAAGAGTAGCCTTCTCTGGCTTGATCAAGAGAAGATACCCGGATATATATTGCAACCTTTTTAGTCATATGTTAGAATAACCTTGCCTTTCTTTGAGGTGCCCTGCAGGTTTGCTTTGGTCGGCTACTGCAGGGCTGTTTTGTTTATTCAGATGTGTTTTCTATTCAGCCGGATTATAGAATATTCCGTTATCATTGATGTACTCAACCACCTCGCCTTCTGAAACAGATAATGTTCCGGCTACAGATAATCCGTTGTTCAGATCTAATGTAATCTGATACTCACCGATTTCCGAAGGCCTGTCATTGTCTATTCCGTCAACTGTGCCGTAATACGCACCTGAAATCATGCTGTCTATTTGTCTTTGTTCATTGGCTGTAAAACTTCCGTATGTTCTTCCAATCATCATTTCTTTTTTCATATATCCACCTTTCTTCTTCGCTTACAGTTTGTGTTCGCTGGTCGGCTCTGTAAGCTCTCTGTAAGTTCCTTATGTATCTTACAATGATATATTACTCTATTATTAGAGCAATGTCAAGCGCTTTTACTCTATTTTTAGAACTTTTTTTATTGCTTTTAAATGATACATAATATATACTTAAAAACAAGAAAAGAAAGCAGGAACTACGATTATGATTAGATATAAAATAGATATTATGAAAGAGCTGAATGATAAAGGATACAATTATACGCGAATAAAAAAAGAAAAATTACTATCCGCTCAGACATTAGAGAATATAAAGCAAGGAAAATCTATTACATTGGATACACTTAATAAAGTTTGTCTGATGACTAAATTACGTGTGGAAGACATTATAGAAATGGCTGCCACAGATGAAGAAAGAGAAAAGTATTATCAGTAGAAGTTGTTTGTAAATAGTTATTGGTAGGAACTTACTAGTAACAAAGCACCTTAAAATGCTATAAAACAGGCGTTTCACAGTTCTCAAAGAGATAATTGTATATTGCAATACTACACTCCGAAACAATGTTTCGGAGTTTTTATGTTTTAAAAAAGTATCAAGTAAGAAATGAAAAATCTTTACAGAAATGTTTTAGGAGCCGTATATGATTGTAAATAAAATTTAAAAACGTATATTACGTCGATATTTTCCGATTTACAATATATACAAGATTATATGAAAACAAAAATGTAAAAGATGTTTTTAGATGATAGCAGTAGATGAAGATCTTTTAAGTATAATAATCGATAATAAGCGGTATCTATATTGAATGAAATATTAAATATAGATACCGCTTCAAACAAATAATAAATAAAAAAGTTTTTTATTCCACCGTAACAGATTTTGCCAAGTTTCTCGGTTTATCAGGGTCTAAGCCCTTTAAGAGGCTGACCTGATATGACAGAAATTGCAACGGAACTACCAAAAGGCTTCCGGCAAAGAGAGGATGAGTACTTGGTACACTAAGATTTTGTACAAAGTCATTCTCATCTACAGAAATATTTTCCATTGTAACAGCAAAGCATTTTGCTCCACGACTTCTTACCTCGTGAATATTTGAAATGCTCTTTGCGGCAAGTTCCTCCTGGGAAAGAAGAGCAATCACAGGACTGTCTTTTTCTATTAGGC